GTGTACACCGAGCCCACCCGTCCAGTTCCAGCACCCATGATCCGACATGATCTCACAGACTTGGGCATATCAGGACCTCGTCGAGGATGGTGGTACAAGATGCAGTTGTTCAACCCAGAACAACATGCAGGACCTTTGTTGTATTTTGATCTAGACACTGTAGTGGTTGGCAACATAGACTGGATATGGCAACAGCCGTTGAAGTATTTCTGGGCCGTAAGGGATTTCAAATACCTGTGGCGTCCACACGATTACAGAGTCAACAGCAGTGTCATGTGGTGGGATACCCGAAAATTTGAATCAGTTTGGTCTGCTTTCCAGCGTGAAGACATACGTAGAGTGATCAGCAGGAATCATGGTGATCAGGACTTTATATCAAATGCGATATTAGATACAGATCGGCGCCTGTTTGACGTGGAACGTGTGGTCAGCTGGCGCTGGCAGTGCCAGGATGGTGGATACAACTTTAGCCGCAGATGCTACAAGCATCCTGATACCGGTACACGACTAGCTCAACGAAACAGTATCATAGTTTTTCATGGGCTACCCAAACCCGATCAAATAACCGACCCTGTGATAGTACAACACTGGCATTAGTGATAAATAAAAGCAGGAGACTATCACTATGGCAACCAAGCAAATGAACATATCTTTTCAGGCAGAAAATACACCTGGAATGACAAACACAGTAGAAATCACACTCAACAGTGCAACAGTATACACTGGATCACTACCGGAAACTGGTCCACTTATTGTCGGCGATGGATCTTATACTGTAAACAATATAACTTTTGATATTGATGTACCTGTTGCAACTGCGAATAGAATAACAAGCACCGCGGCATTTTCTATGGTAGTAAATGGAGGATCTGTGCTAATATCGGATATTAGCACAAACTACAATGTTTCCTGGACCAATACAGGCACACCCGAAACGCCGGTGTGGGAAGCAGTGGCTGGCACCAATACTGAGTTTGCAGTTACCAATATTGTATCACAACCAATGTGGAATGCAGTAGCAGATCTCGTCCGTTATAACATTGAATATAACCATGGCCCAATACAAATCACTGGCCCTGGTGAAGTATTGATATATAGCAACGAAACAGTAGTATTTGATGTTGCAGTTGCAAATTTTAATAACACTGTGCCGCTGACTGCCTGATACTACAAAATATTACACTACAACCCCTTGTTTTTACAGGGGGTTTTTTTATGGTTGACCAAGAAGAACCCTTTTGCTATAATAGTAACATAATGTAGTTTTTTCACAACACTTTTTTAGAAAGACAAATATGAATCAACATTTAAGAGCAGTAGCAATGACCGCAGGCATGATAGCCATTGTATTAGCGACCACAGCATTTTTTTACTTTTTGAGCACCGTTGTCACAGCCAACATGGTTCCCACGATTGTGATTGGGTTGGGTATCACGTCTTGCATTTTTCTTATCTACACAGTTTTTCTAGCACAAATCCGCTATGAAGACTGGCTGAAACGCATGGTTGACAAGAAATAACCGATTTAGTATAATAGTATTATTAAAACAATCAAAGAAGGAGCTAGATGTATGTCAACTATTCTCGTCAAAAACGGGTCGTATCGCAATCAACCCGTGAACGGTATGATATTTAACCTGGTCCGAGGTTTTCAAACTGGCGCCCGTGGAGGCTATGTGACAGTTCAAGCAGATGGATTCTTTGGACCCGACGTGCCCGATGTGGTGCGTATCCGAGTGGATACCATCGAAGACTTGGAGTTTACCGGCGGCCGGCCCATGGATGTACCTGAGGTTGTAGATGTTGTGGTAGAACCCGTGGAGACTGATGATCAAGTCATGGATCGTATAGAACAACGATTTGACATCCTGGATCAGATGACCAAGGCCACTATCGCAGGCGATGTCAGAGCCATGATCGTGGTGGGTCCTCCTGGAGTGGGCAAGAGCTATGGTGTAGAAAAACAACTGGAGAAGTCGGGCCTGTTTGACAAGCTGAGTGGTCGCAAGATCAAGTATGAAGTGATCAAAGGTGCCATGACTCCTATCGGTCTGTACTGCACTCTGTATACACATTCAGATCCCAACAATGTCCTGGTGTTTGATGACTGTGACAGTGTATTCCAAGATGACTTGAGCTTGAACATCCTCAAGGCCGCACTTGATTCAGGCAAGAAACGCAGGATCTACTGGAACTCAGATTCGGCCATGTTGCGCCGTGAAGGTGTACCTGACTGCTTTGACTTCAAAGGTGCTTGTATCTTCATCACCAACCTGCAGTTCAGCAATCTCCGAAGCAAGAAACTGCAAGACCATTTGGAAGCCTTGCAGAGTCGTTGCCACTTCTTGGATCTTACACTCAACACCATGCGTGATCGTTTCTTGCGTATCAAACAGATCTTCCGTCAAGGACAACTGTTCAATGACTATGATTTTACACCAGAACAAGGCGACGAAATTCTCAACTTCATGGATGCCAATAAGGACCGACTGCGTGAAATGAGTCTGCGTATGGCACTAAAAATTGCAGACTTGACCAAGGTCAGTGCTGACAACTGGAGGGCCTTGGCCGCCAGCACTTGCATGAAAAACTCATAATCGGTAGCTCCTGGGCAGTGGCAACACTGCCCATTTTACAACAGGCACTTTGGTGCCTGTTTTTTTGACTTCTTGACAGATATATACTATAATACTAGCTATGCAAATTAGTTTTGATCTTTATGGTAATTGTTGCAATGAATATCCACTGGTAACGATCAATAACAACCAAGATATATTGTACCATGGGTACGTGCAGGATCGACAAGTATTGGCGTTTGATATTGACCCGCTGGTAGACCACACAATCACGTTGACTGGGTTAAACAAGTGCAACGGCAACAATGGCAAATGGGATACTGAAATAGATGATCAAGGCCGCATAATCAAAGACAAAAACTTACAGATAAACGACATTCAAATTGAAAATATCAGCATGGGAGTTGAGTGGATTAAGAACTTGCCAATTCACAAAGAAAATAACATAACCGAACCATGTTTGATGGGCATGTATGCCAATGGGTCTATCCAGTTTAAGATTACATCGCCGGTGATTGACTGGATCATTGAAGAAAAATTTATCAAACAAGAAAAAAAACTTGAGTTTGAATCACATGCTCGTAGTGGACAGTACAAGTTTGAATACGAATATGTGCAAGAAAAAATCCAGTCAATTAGACAAATTTTAAATGATCAAAACGTTAATTTATAACCTTCCGCCACTGGACAAAAGCCGGCCATCGTTGTCCGGGGCTATAATTGCCAACGTGTGTGCCGGGCAAGGTCACCAGTGCAAGGTTATTGATTTACAGTTTGAACTGGATCAATTTTTACAACAACAAAATTTGGCGCTGGGGTATTTTGATGATGTGTTTTACGAACACAGTCCTAGTTTTACTTCTGCACAACTGCAATTGCTGAATCAATTTATTGATCAGCATCTCAAGCTCACACATGTTGACAAGTTTGATTATGTGTTTGTAAGTTTGTTTTCGTATTTGGCTCAAAAATTTGGAGAAACATTTTTACCGCGGTTGAGAACATATTCCAGCGCCAAAATAGTTGTAGGTGGTGCCGGATTGGTATATGTAAGAAGTCACAAAGGCCAGTTGGCCTTTGCCGAAGAGTTTAAAGCAAGTGGTATCATCGATGAATTTATTACAGGTGAAGCGGAAGAAAGTATTCCCATGTATCTTGCTCATGGACAGGGCGCTGGCATCGGCAACGGTAGCTTCAAACAGATAGACAGTCTTGATACACAACCTTGGCCAGATTATACCTACTACAACTTGGACAACTATTCTTCAGACTATCAACAAGAATTGGTAATCGTTGGCAGCCGAGGTTGTGTGCGGAGTTGTACCTTTTGTGATGTTGCCAAATCCAGTCCTAAATATCGTTTTAGATCTGGGCAAAGCATTGCTGACGAAATCATACATCATTATGAAACACATGGTGTAACCAGGTATTATTTTGCTGACAGTTTGGTCAATGGCAGTTTCAGAGCCTTCGACGACATGTGCAACTCGCTCGCGGCCTATCAATTTGATCAGCCTATATCTTGGTCCGGACAATACATCATACGCTCGAAGGAAACCACTCCTAAAGATCATTTTGAAATGTTAAAAAAATCTGGATGTGATACTTTGTTCATTGGACTTGAATCTGGCAGTGATCGTGTACGCCGAGAACTGGGCAAACCATTTACCAATGACGATACAGAATATTATCTAGAAAATTTCAATGACAATAATGTCAAGGTGTTATTTTTAATGTTTACAGGATACGTGAGCGAAACACCCCAGGATCATATTGAAACTCTTAGCATGTTTTCACGCTGGCAAAAGTTTGTGGCCACAGGAACCATACAAGGTATAGAAACTTTAAACATTTTGGGCATCTTGCCTGGCACAAAACTGGCCGAAATGGCCGTAGAAAACAAATGGCTGTTTGTGACCGACGAGTCGGGTGCAGTAAATCTGAGATCTTGGGTAGATCCAAACAATCCAAACTACGACTTCTTAACTCGAGTAAGTAGACATATAGATCTCATGGAGGAAGCAATGAAATACAAATGGCCACTGTGGAACGGAGCATTGGCCATGAGACTGTATGAACAGGCCGTGAATAGATTTGTTAACTCTCCAAAGAAATACATGCCACTGTCAATTATACCAATTTCTCCCTACTGATGAGAACCGCAACAATTATAATTCGTGACGAAGTTAATATCAAGATTGAAGGCCTTGAGCTTGATGCTCGTCGTGCCTTAGTTAATGCATTTAAATATGATGTTCCGGGTGCTAGATATCTTCCAGCAGTCAGACTTGGCCGCTGGGACGGCAAAGTATCATACTTTCAGTTAGGCGGTAGCACTTATGTAAACTTGTTACCAGAGATCATTCCTATACTTGAAAAGTTTAACTATGACATTGACTTGGATGATCAGCGAGACTACTCTACTACATTTACTTTTGAACAAGTAACCGAACAAACATTCAGTCACATTGTGTGGGGCAAAGGACATCCAATAGAAGGCCAGCCAATGGAATTGCGCGACTATCAAGTTGAGATTATCAATAACTTCCTTGAGAATCCACAATGTATCCAGGAGATTGCCACAGGTGCAGGTAAGACTGTTATCACAGCCGCATTGAGCAATGCTGTGGCACCATATGGCCGTACCATTGTGATTGTGCCCAACAAGAGCCTGGTAACGCAAACAGAAAAAGACTACATCAACATGCAACAGGATGTGGGTGTTTACTTTGGCGACCGCAAAGAGTGGGGCCGTCAACATACAATCTGTACCTGGCAAAGCCTGAATGTGCTGTTGAAGAATACAAAGAGTGGAGTAGGCGATGTGTCCATTGGTGAGTTTTTACAAGATGTAGTATGCGTTATTGTTGACGAAGTTCACATGGCCAAAGCCGACGCACTAAAGACCTTGCTCACAGGTGTAATGGCCCGGATACCACTGCGTTGGGGACTCACAGGAACCATACCCAAGGAGCCATTTGAATCGCAGGCACTCAAGTGTAGCCTTGGTCCAGTGATTGGCAAGCTCAGTGCCAGCGAACTACAAAGCCAAGGCGTGTTGGCACAATGCCATGTCAACGTGGTACAGTTGGTCGACCATGCAGAGTTTGCCAACTATCAAAGTGAACTGAAGTTCTTGCTAGAAGAACCTGACAGACTCAAAACTATTGCACAATTGATAGCACAAGTCAACGCCACAGGTAATACATTAATTCTAGTAGATCGTGTGGCCGCAGGTCATACCTTGGTGGATTTGTTGGGAGATCAAGCGGTATTTGTAAGTGGTGCAACCAAATCCAAAGACCGACAAGATGAATATGACGAAGTAGCAACCAGCACTGGCAAGATCATTGTTGCTACCTACGGCGTTGCTGCTGTGGGTATTAATTTGCCTAGGATTTTTAATCTAGTACTGGTTGAGCCTGGCAAGAGTTTTGTGCGAGTAATACAAAGTATAGGTCGTGGAATACGTAAAGCTGAAGACAAAGATCATGTGCAGATTTGGGATGTCACCAGCACCTGTAAATTTGCCAAAAGACACCTGACTAAACGCAAACAGTTTTACCGAGAAGCCAACTATCCGTTTACACAAGAAAAACTGGAATGGAAGTAAAGGTTGCACTTGCGACAAAATATGTTATAATCAACTTATGAGAATACTAACACTAGACAACGAGTTGTTTGAACTTGATCACTTGCCGGAAGAAGTAGATGACATGAGATTCGCTATATTTGACAACAGCGATCCCAAAGATCCGGACTATCATTACATACCCTTGATCTTTTTAGAAAGTTTCACAGCGCCGGCCTTGGTATTACGTATAGGCGACGCTGTGGTCAAGATGCCAGTGGACTGGCAGATCTTGATCGGCGAACCCGACCTGGGCGATCTAGAAGTGCTTCCTTTAACCGCCATCAACGATCGAGGATTCAAGGCCTTCCAGTTCAACCCCTTGACCAGTTTCAGGCCCAGTTTCTTGGACATAGAAATTATTGATGTGTATCAAGAAGTCACATGGTATGCTCCCAAACTAAAAAATGGTCAGATGCTGTGTGTTCCCATCGGCGAGGGCCACAAACCCGACTGTGTGTACTTTGTCAAAGACATCAGCAGAAACTGTGAAGTTGTGGACTACAATCGGGCCTGGTAATGGACAAACTCAGCATAGCCAATGAGATGACACAGTTTGATCGTAAGAATCGCGAGTTCTACAATGAGCTCACCGATGAAGAACGCAAAAAGTTTTCAAACTATCTCATGATACGCTGGGGCAGTGCTGTGCAAGGTTCAATAGACTTGCAGGAGTTTTATGTGATTGCCACCAATCAACGACTGAATCGACACTTTTTTGCTGTGAATCGTCATCCTCGCTTGCAGTGGCTCATGTCCACTACGGTGAGCCCAGGGCTGGGCGGTCAGCGACATGTGTGGATCGCGCCCAAGAAACGAGAAGCAGGTGCCACGGGCGTTCGCAAACAATTGGCTGAAATCTATCCGCACCTGCGAGATGATGAACTAGATGTCATGACACGGATCACCACGGCCAAA